ATTCCATCCATCGCTAAATTTGTAATATTCTCAAATATTTTATTTACACTATCTTCCAGTAAATTTATATCACTGAATTTCTCATTTCTTGTTTCAATTTTTGGTATCGTCTCTTGTTTTACATCTTCTATTTTAAAATTATTTAAATTTGGAGCTTGTGAACCTAATAAAAAACTATTTGCATTAAATGGAACTTTATGTTGATTAGATCCGGGTGCATTTAAATTGGATCCATGTGCTCCAAACACTGGATCTCCAAATTTAAAAAAATTGTCTGAATGTGCTATATTATTTGTTTCAGGATTTTTATTTTCAAATATTGGTTCATATATTTGTCTTGAATATTGTATCGGATATGGAGATAATGTATAATTGTGTAAAAATGGACCTGAATTATCCATGTTGTTTATCGATTTATCATCTGCTACTTCAAAATTCTGTTTAAAATTACCTAAAAATTCAACTGCCTGTGTTCTTGGATCAATTTCTGGACTTCTATATACATTTTTATCAAATTTACCTCTTGGAACAAAATTCGTATTAAATGTAGTATTGTTTTGCATATTATTATTATAATATAAATAATTTTATTTATTTAATCTAATTATTTTTTTCTAGTCTACTGTTTGGATTTATATTTGTGTTCTTAATTATTTCATATATTCCGTCTTTATTAAAATTTATTGAATTTGATGGAGGTGCAAAAAATTCTGATCTATATATTTGTCTTGAATATAATACTGAATTTGGTCTCATTGTGTAATTTCCCATAAATTCCCCCTGTGAACTTATTTTTATATCTTTATTATCCATAACTTCATTATAGTCTTTTAATTTACCTGTTTTTTTATTATCATTATTATTATCATCTATATATTCATAATTTGTATATGTATTGATATCAAAATTGCCTCGTGGAACAAAATTCATTTTTAAAATATTATCGTTCATTATTACTATATAATAAATATATAATAATATTAATGGAAGAATTAAAAACAATAAATATTTTTTTAACTGGTGGAGGTTTTAAAGGATCATTTCAAGCCGGATTTTTATATACATTAGGTAAATGGTTAGATAATAATAATAATAAATACAAAATTGGTAAAATTTATGGCTCTTCTATTGGATCTATTAATGGATTTATATTTTTAGATGATTATAATAAATTAGTTAATTTTTGGAAATCAATTAAATCATTTAAATCAATGGTTTCTTATTGGTCTAATATTCCAATTATTGGTCCAATTATATCCTTCATTTATGGAATTTTTTTTAAATATTGTATCATCAACACTAAAAAATTTACTGATCTAATAAATATGTATTGTTCAAGCAAAAAAAATAATGTTAATGTCAATAAATTAAATATATGTACTACTAATATTACTGATGCAAAAATTGAATATATTGATTGTAGTTCAGAAACTTTACCGATTGATCATATAATTGCTTCAAGTTCTCTATGGTTATTTTCAATGCCAAAAAAAATTAACAATAAATATTTTATGGATGGTGGTTTATTTAAATATTTACCAATTAATGACGCAATTATTAATAATTTTTGTAATGACATTAATATTGTAATATCAAATGCAAAAAATATAGAAAGACCTAATAGTAATATACTGGGTTCTAATCTAATATTTTATTTAAATAATTTGCTGCATATGATTTGTGACATGTTATATGAAACTGATATTGACAAAATTAAAAATTTAACTAATTATAAATGTTTCTACATTAAACAACAATTATTGCAAAATGTTGATACTACATCTTTTAATCATGATGATATTCAAAAATTATGGGACAATGGTATTGAAGAGTGCAATAATTTTATTATTTCTTTAAATACATAATATTTTTTACAATAGATTAGTATATAAAAAAATTGATTTATTAAATGTTATACAAATATAAACATAGTCATATAAACATATATATATATATGAAGTCCAAAGTATCACCTATTTTAAAACAATTCAAATCAATAACCAACTCATATATGACTCAAATCGGTGTCATGAACAAAAGTATTCGAGATACTTTTGAAGAAGAAATTAATCTTATCAAAGAAGATCTAATCACTAGAATTGCTGTTGAATATTCTTTAGATGCTAATGAATTAAAAAATAAATTTCTTAAAAAAAAGAAAAAGAGTAATGATTTGAATGAAACAAATGATGATAATAATTCTGATAGTGAATATATGCCAAGTATTAGTAATGAAAAAAATGTAATATTATTAAAAAAAATTGAGTATGATAATAATTTCTATTATGTTGAAATGAAAGAAGGTGGTAAAATATTTGATATTAATAAAAATGAAGTTGGTATTTGGTCTAATGGAATAGTAGAACTGAATATGAATATAATTTCACAATTAAAAAATTTGGATATCCAAATAAATGGAGCACCCTCTCTAGCTCTAGCTCTAGCTGGAAATATAAACAATATTAAACAAAATCAATTGCAACATAATAATGATGATGATTTTTGTAAAGTTGTAAAAAAAACACCTATTTTAACTAGTACTAAAACAGATATTATTCCAGACCAGTTAATAATTGAAACAAAAAATGTAGAAAATAATGATGTTCAACCAAAAAAGAGAGTGGGACGACGCAAAACTAAACAATTTAATCAATAATTATTTTTTTTATAATTTTAGAATATCATATAAATATATATATGTTTTTATATTATGGATATAAAAACATATAAAAAAAAATCTAGAAAAATCTCTAAAAAATCATCTATTAAGAGAAAAATTGTTAAAAGAGTTAACACTAAAAAATCATCTATTAAAAAAAAAATTATTAAAGGAGGATCTACTAAAAAAACATCTAATATTGATGTTAAAACCAATATGATGTTTAAAAGTGATATTGAAGATCAAAAATGTGCTCCATCAAAAAAATATTCAGATGGTTCATGTTTTACTGTTGAATCATTAAAAGATATGGCAAAAGCATTTAACAAATATATTGCTGATGGTAAAATAAAAAATAAAAATAAAATTACTATTTCCGATTCTAAAAAACAATTATTAGTACAATTAGATGATCGATTAAAAGACATATGCGACGATCAATTATGTTGGATTAAACAAGACTTTGTCAAATATACTGATAATCCTAATGAAATTATTGATTTCACTTTTAGACCTTTAGGTCCTCAAGGTCGTTTTACATGGTTAAATACCACTAATATTGATAAAGTTATGAAACAATATGAACGATTATATAATGATTTTAAATTTTTAGGTGCTGTACCAATGGACTTTGATGATCTACCATATCTTGGTATCGCTAACTTAGATTTTGATAAACTTTATGATAGTGGAAAACATAGAATTGGTATTGTTTTTAATACTGATGAGTCATGGAAAAGTGGAGCTCATTGGATAGCTCTATTTTTTGATATTAGTAAATTTCAAATTTATTTTTTTGATTCTTATGCTAAAAGACCAGAAAAAAGAGTTCGTAAACTTGTTAAAAGAATTGCTAAATGGTGTGTCAAAAAATATAATAAAAAAAATATTGAACCTGATGACTCATTTATGAAACCTAATGCTAAAAATAATATTGAACTTATGAAAGGAGCTAACATTCTATATAATCAAAATAGAAAACAATTCAAAAATTCTGAGTGTGGTGTCTATAGTATTAATTTCATTCTTCGACTATTAAAAGGTGAAACAATTAATGATATTATTGGTAAAGAACTTCCTGATAATAAAGTTAACCAATGTAGAGAAGTTTATTTCAGTTTTAAAAATCCTAGTAAAAAAGATTATGATTTTGAGCGTGATGATGATAGTGATGATACTGATGATAGTGATTAATTATCAACTGTTATTTGATTTATATATTTATTCTTTTCTTCCTCTATTATTTTCCCTTTTATTGATATTATAAAATTAAATGTCTCACCATCTTCTAAATTAAACCAATATGGTCTTCCATTTTCTCCTGTAAAAATAAAATCAATATAATTTAATGTTTTTAGATATGGTTTTATTACCATTAAATTTGATATCGTTTTTGAATTTGCCACATTCACTTTTGACAACAAATTATTATTTATATTACCTATATTAATATTTATTTGTTTACATACTCTCATATCCGCCATCCTCTTTCCACGATGTTTGTTATTTGATTTATTCATCTCTTCCTCACTAAATCCAAGTACTGTGAAGATATCATTGACTACTTTAATTAGTTTAAATGGTTTGTTATTTAATGACTTCAATTGAACTATATATTTTATTGGATCATATCCTATCTCCACATTGTACCTCCTTAATATCGGATTTAAACTTACTACTAATATATCTAATTCATACTTCCCTGCATCCACTTTTATCTCTAATCTACCGTCTTTATAATTATATTCCATTAATGTGTTTTCTTCATTCTCTATTTGATTCGCTTCCTCTAATTCTTCTAATATTAACATATTATTATATGGTGTTATGTTGTACATATTATTGTTAAAATTTTGATCTAATAACATTATTTGCATCACATTCTCTAATCTATATGGTAAATTATATCTATATATTGAATTCGTATTTTCTACTACAACTAATTCACTGCTATTTATACTCATATTATATTCCTCTGTAAATATTTTATAATCATAATGCTCTATCAATTTCATTAATTCTTTCTTTTTATTGTCTAAATGTTGTGCCGATTTTGTGTTGTTCTCTATCGCATTCTCTAACTTTTGATGCTCTTCTTTTACTCTCGCTAATTCTCTCATTATCTCGCCCTTCTTATTCTCTAGCTGTTCCATCTTCTCATTACTTAACATATTACCCCTCTGTTTTAATTCCTCTAATTGATTAGTTAACATTGATGACATCTCTTTGTATTTTGTTAGTTCCATATTTATATCATTGTTACTATCCATATTTACCAAATCTTCTTTTCTATTATTCAATGATAACTGCTCTTTTAATTGTTTTAACTCATTCGATATCATCCTCTGATATTCTTCCATTGTTAATGATGGTGGGTTCAATCCGTTTTGATTTTGTTTATCATTATGTTCTCGCAAAGGACCAATATTCGGTTGGAGAGAGCCATCCGTATTATCATATAAAATATTATCTCTATTTGAAGGGAGTGAGCTATCATCAGAACCACCTCGTAATTTATATTGCATATATTGTTGTTGGGGCATTTGTTGCATCTGTTGTGGCATTTGTGGCTGACGCATTTGTTGCATTTGTTGCATCTGCGGCTGACGCATTTGTTGTGGCATTTGTTGTGGCATTTGTTGTGGCATTTGTTGTGGCATTTGTTGTGGCATTTGTTGTGGTTGTTGCATTTGTCGCATTTGTTGTGGTTGTTGCATTTGTTGCATATATTGTGGTTGTTGAATTTGTTGTGGTTGATGCATATATTGTGGTTGTAGTTGTTGTCGCATCTGTTGTAATTGTTGCATTTGTTGTTGTTGCATTTGTTGTTTTTGTGAAATTTGTGATTGTTGTTGTGATTGTTGTTGTGATTGTTGTTGTGATTGTTGCCCGTCTTGTTTTAATAATTGTGTAATAGGTGTTTGATATTGTTTTGAAGCATCAGCTGTTACAGACATTGAACTTCTTATTTGTTCCATGTCTGATAATGCTGTTTTTACATCTCTTTCTTTAAAATTTTCTATCATTTTCTGATCTATACCAGTTGTATATGCATCTAAATTAGTTGCATATTCATCAACACTATTAAAAGCCATCATATCGATTGGATTATCAGATGTATATTGAGCTAATACACCACTATTATAATGCATATTATTTGTTTTTTTTCCATTTAGATCATATGCAGAATTACCACCTTGTAATCTTTCTATTGGTACTTGTTGTTGTGATTGTTGTTGCATCTGATTTAAATTTGAACCACGATTTAATCGTTTTTTTTCTTCTTCTTCTTGTTTTCGTTTTTTTCCAGAACCATCTAATGAAAAATCAGGTGTTGATGGTCTTCCAGTATCACGACCCAATTTCATGCTATCTCTTTCTGCAAGATAAGACTCATATGATATTTTAGGTTGATTATCAGCAAATCTTGTGTTTTGACTTTGTTCTATTGAAGAAAAATTGTGTTGGACTGGAACAGGAGCAAATAAATTATCTGAACTCATGTTTGATAAAGGAAATTGTGTATTCATGGTTGTGCTAGATGGTCGATGTGATACTATAATATTATTATTATTTGTATTACGACTAGACATGTCAATATTGTTTGGGGGAAGTTTGTTTTTTATTTCATCAATTATTTTTGTATTTAATTGATGCAATACTATTTTTAATTCTTCTGGTGTCTTAGATGCAAGCTTCCCTGGATGAATTTTATTATTAATTAGTTTCATCTCATTTACAATTACTTGGATAAGGGATGCTTTATAATTTTCAGATGTTGGTAAATTATATTTTCTAATAATTGTATTAAATAGTGTTCCAATATTTTTTTTATTAAGGAAAAAATCACCGTTCATATTCAATTAAATTTATGACAGTTATTATTAAAAAAATTTAAACCAAATATAATATAATATTATTATAAAATAAGATTTTTTATAATTTTATTTATAATAATCTTATATTATGAATATCAAAAAAAATAAAACACTCAATCGTAAAGCAACATATGAACCCGCATTTACTAATAATAGAGTCGTGCCATTCATTGACAATTCAATTAAAACTATTCAACTATCCCATAATGTTGCTGACTTACCTGACTCTTATGGAATATATTCACGACCTGATAATTTTACTGAATTTATTGATAATCATACTTATATTAATAGAACTATTCAAATTAGTAGTGCTGACCGTGATTTTAATATTTTTAAAAATCCATTATCTTTTACTACCTATGTTGGTAATAATCAAATGTCTAATAATAAATTTATTGAACCTCGTATCGGATCTATTATCCCTAATATCTATAAAATTAATCTAAATAGCATCATTATACCAAATAATTTTAATATTATTAAAAATGATGTTTCTAATGATGATCTGTATATTCAAATTGGTATCTATTTAATCCAAAATTTAGATAATCTGTCTAATAATAAAACTTTTCTCGTCCCTATAACATCCAATCCAAATATTTCTAACATATTTATTACTATAGTTAATTTTGTTATTAACTCTAAAATAAATATTATTACAAATTATCAACCATCTAATGTGTTCTCGTTCGTCTATTTTAACGATATTATCCAATCAATTTATGAATTTTATGTCGATTGTATTTGTTCTTCTCGTAAAGAAAGATCTTTACATCTTAATATTTATGAACTTAATGATGACGCTCACGAATATACTACTACTACAAATCAAACGATTAGTACATTTAAATTATATCCTAAAGTGATAAAAAATAAATTTCTATATGCTGATACAAAAAATATAGAAAAAGTTTTTGATAAAACACCTCTCAAACTGAATAAATTTTCTATCCAATTAACTGACAATAATAACCAACCTCTACAAATTTTCTTTTTAGATAATAATGTTTCTACTACTAATCAATGTTTATGTGTTCCTTCATGTCGTAATTATTCTTGTTCTTGTAATTATATATTACATCCTCTTAATCCTATGTATCAAATTTATATATTTTTTAACTTTTTATACAAAGATATGGTTATTGATGATAAATTTACTGGATATTTTACAAATTTTACTATAAATGAAAAAAATTAATTATCTAACAATACTTATTCATCTAATAATTTCTTCTTTTTTGGATTCGGTTTTATCGGATTTACTATCATTGTATTCATTTCTTTAACCTCTTTTTTCGTCTTAATCTCTTCTATTTTCGGCTTAATCTCTTCTATTGGCGAATCAATAAAATCTAATCCAGTTGTGTCTATTACTGGGACAATCTCCTTCTTTTTATATACTTTCTTTTTTGATTTCCATTCATCTAACTTTTTTTGTCCTTCATCTGGATTAGCTCTGAGATATAATATTTCGTTCCAAAATGATTGAAATGTAGGTAATTTTGATTTGAACCAAACAATATCTCTTTTAATTAATACATTATGACAAGACATTAATTTCCAATACAATATACGATCATAATAATATCCTGATTCATATTCTGGATATAATTTTTGCCAATTTAATCTCATGTATTCAGTCCATTCTATATACTCTTTATCTGTCATATTGATATTTGGTGGATAAATATATTTTGCATACCATTCCCATCTATCTCCTTTTGGTATTTTACTTTTATCTTTTGGTAATAATTGTACTATACATCCTTTTGTTAGTTTCCTATTTATTGGCATTTCTTCATCTTGTTCTTTTGTACTCCTACATACTATCGGATCCTCTGTATTGTCTAATGCCCAATCATCGTCCGAATATTCTTGTATGTTACATTGCCAAAAATCACATTCCTCATTCTTACAACACGCTAATTGCATCTGAACTTGTACCCAGTAATAATGAGGACATATTCCATCATCAATTGGACCACTCGTTTCTATTTTCCGTTTTAAAGGACATTTGATCTCTAACATTCGTCCAATTAATGGATTCGGTTTTCCATCCAATGTTACACACGAACTAATACCATCCGGACTTGCTCCCATAAAATTAATCTTCACATCATCCGATTTATCATTCTGATATAAAACTAAACCAAATTCCGTCACTTTTGTGTTAAACAAATGTTCATATATTTTTGTCGCTATCAATTCATATTTTTTCCCATGATGCACAAACATATTCTCTTTGTATTTATCTGGAAGCAAACCTATCTTATCTAATATCATGTCCGCTCTAGAACCATACTTTGACTCACCTAATATATCCGCTGCCGCACTCGCTGTTATTATCCCATCGCGCAACTGAAACCATTCCCTACTCTTTTGTACTGGTTGAGGCAAATTTCTTAAATAATCAAAATGTTCCGTCTTTCTCTTCATTTCACCTGTTAAATTCGGCTTTATCTTATTTATTAATTTCTCATATTCCTCGTCATATTGATCTACTGTAATATTATTGTCTATTTTTATATATTCATTCACTTCTTCTACATCATCTAATATAAAATTTTTCATTATATCTTCACTCTTTAATAATGTTTCTAGTTCTGTACTCCCTCTAACTGATCCATCCAAAACAACTTCTTTTTCTCTTATCGTTTTATATGTGTCTAATATCATCATCGAATTTTCTTGTTCTACATCTTTTATTTTATAACATATATTAAATAATTCATCTATTTCTTCATCTTTAAGTTCTTTGTCTTGTAAATTCTTATATGTTGATTTAATATCTTTCTTTAATGATATGTATTGTTGATAATCTATATGTTCGTCTCTATTAAATCCTAAAAATGATAATATTTCTTGAATGTCAATATCTTCCATATGTATTTTTATAATCAATCTCTTTATATTTATTTATTTAATATAAATAAATCAATTTTTTATCAATTATAATATATATGCAAGCTATCAAAATTACACATATTTTTATTCTTGTTCTATTATTAAAAATTATATCTTTATTTGTAGACCATAATTTCGCTCTCCTTTTAATTATTGTATCTACAATATTGTTTCATCTTTACATCACAAAACATATTTCTTTTGATATTCCATTCCTAAAAAAAAGCACAAATACTGAAACTCACAATTATAACTATAATATTAACAGATTAAAAAAATTAATCGCTAGTATCAACTCAATCGATAAAAAAGATGGCGCACCAAATGAAATAAAAAATAAATTAATCGTCTCTGTTAACACTTTTATTGATAACGCTAATATCATTTTTAATAATGATCTTAAAAATTGCTATTTATATATCGATCTTATGAACGATCAACGATCCGAAATTTTAAATATCGTCAATGCATACATTATTAATATCCCATTATATGAAAATTATGATTTTTTTAAAAAATTAAACCATGATATTAAAATTACTATTGATATTATTTTTAATTTTCTATCTAATAAATGTTCCATCAATACAACTAAACAAAATTTACCATATTTTCGTGATCAATATAAATTACAATCCGGTTATCGTAAAGATTGGACCGATGCTGGTAATGTTAAAGATGAATTTTCTAATAATAATTCTTATGCTAAATTTTAAATTTTTTTACACATCTATAAATTTATTTAGTAAAGGTTTTAATGATATATTATTTCTGTCTGTTAATAAATAATTATTTATTAAATATAATATTGATACCACAAATAATATCGTTAAACCTATATAAAATAAACGGTTCTCTTTTGTAAATATTAAAAAAAAATCATCTATATTACCATCATTGTGAATTATCTCATATAATATATTCATTATTGTATCTAACCATTTTATCAATATGTTCGATATTGATAGATCACTCAAATCATCTTTAAAATGATAACCATATTTCCTTTCATTATTATAATATGCATTTATCTGATCTAATTTTCTTTTCTCTATCTCCTCTGCAATCTTTTCTTGTTCATCTATTACTTTCAAAAAATCGATGTTGAAAGATGCTGTGTCAAACTGTCCACCTATCTTGTATTTTGATGGATTAAAATTAGCAATCGAATTCATGTTTGAATTATTGTCCTTTTTATCTTCTGTCATTAATTATATTATATATAAAAATATTGAAATTTTATTATTTAGTTAATTTAAATAATAAATATTTAATATATATATTAACCATGTTACCAACTGTATGTGTCACTTGCGGTCATCTTTTCGCTGATATACAAATACCATATGAAGCTGATCTTCTTAAAATTGATAACGATGATAAAATGTCTGAAGAACAAAAAAATGATGCTAAAGCTGCTCTACTTGATAAATATTATATTAAAAAATATTGTTGTCGTAGTAGAGTTCTCACTTATGTGAGACTGATCGAAATTATCACATAAATAGTTTAAAAGTAATAAGTCCATTAAATTGCCGCATATTAAAAAAAATTGATATTTTTATTTTTAGAATAAACCTAATAATAAAAATATGATATATATAATATGAGCTACAACTATTCTTCTACTTACAAGACCATGAAACTCTCTGAAAT